TTAGCAGTAATACTACATTCCATCTCCGAATGAAGTTACTACGTTAAATTCTTTTTCTTTTCTTTTTTCTTCCACCCTCTTTAAAGAAATATTAAAATAATCCATATTATTCTCAATTCCAATAAAATTTCTATTTGTGTTTATACAAGCAATTCCTGTTGTGCAACTTCCAAATGTATTATCAAGTATTGTGTCGTTTTCATTTGAGTAAGTTTTTATCAGCCATTCAAGCATTTCGATAGATTTTTCAGTTCTATGTTGCGCTATACTCGGATGCGGTTTTTGAAAAGATATAATACTTTTAGGGTGTTTTTGTGTACTTCCTGCTCTGTTGTCATCTGTCATTTTAAATTTACCATAGTTTTCGTTTTTATGTTCTTTATTTAGATACGATTTCCCTTTGCTGTGTAATGGTTTCCCTTCAGTATATTGAGGATTGTACGTTGGTAGTTTTTTGTAAAATACCGCTATATTTTCGTGAACCCTTAAAGGCATACGATTAGCATTTAAAAAACCACTTATTAGTTGTTTATCCCAAACTAAATCATATCTAAATAACTTTCTGTTTGAGTTTATTAAGTCCACAAAAAACAAACCTTGTCCAAATAACACTATTGCACCATTGTCTTTTATAATCCTTTCGTACTGCTCCCAAAGTTTATCAAATGGTATGATTATATCTTCTTTATTTTGAGTCGTTCCGTATGGTAAATCACAGCAAATAAAGTCAATACTTTTATCAGGTATCAATTTCATTTGTTCTATTGTATCTCCGTATCTTAAATCTATTGTCATAATTTTATTTTAATATTTTTCCCTCGCACAAAAAAGAAAAGAAAAAGGTTCAGTTCTTAGATTGAGCATTTGTTATTTAAATCCGTACTACTGCTAACAACGTATATAAGTAATGGCACAGAAACATTTGTGCTTAATTTCAACATTCTACAAGTGCCACTTCTTATATACGCAACTCGTTCAATTCATTTGAGCTTGATTCTTCTTTTGTTTTCATAATTTTAATTATTAAATTGTACTTAACAAATTCAAAGATAGTGCTTTTTTCGATATTATTCAAATATTTAATCGATTATTTTTTTGTTTTTAGAAACTTATTCGTTTTAAATATCGTTTAGTTTGTTCCATAATTCAATTGCAAGTTTATCTTTCATACTAAGCAAATTTTTAAACATTTTTATTTGCTTAATAACAGTTGATCTCTCTTTCCCTTGTAATTTTGCAATATAGGTTGAGCTGTAACCTTTTAGGTTTAAATAATAAGATATTGCTTGTCTGCACGCACTGTTAAATGTGCTATTATTAGCAGAAAGTAAATTGGGATTACCAAGTTTTTGGGCTAATAATTCAAATTGATTCATTGTTAAATAATTTTAATTGTTCGAGTATTAATTAGTTTTTATTATTTTACTTCTCTCATTTCGTCAAAATCGCTTTCTGTAATAACATAATTACATTTTTCACAAATATGTATATACGTGTAAAATGGTAAAGTTTTTTTAACTCGTGCGTCTTGTACGTGCCCGCATTGTGGACATTTTATTTTAATAAATTCTTCTGTTTTCATATTTGTAAACTTTTAATTATATATCTAATTTTTTCACAGCCAATAGCAAAAGGATAATACCATAGTTTTTTTATAAATAAATATCTTCGTCCTTTTTCATAACTGTAACCGTAAAATAATCCTTCGTGAAATTTCGGAGCAATTATATTTTTATCTCCAGCTTTTAAATATGTAAAAAAAGAATAAAATTCAATTATTTCACAAGTGGTTATTCTATCATTTATGGCTAAATAAATTTTATCGCCTCTTTTCATAATTTTCTTTTATATATTTTTTAAAAATATAAAATAACGAACGGCTTTTCATTCCTTCTTTCTTTTGTAATAATTTAGATGTATCACGAGCAGCTTCTAATGCTATTTTAGTAAAATCATCGACTTTATGAGTATCTTTTTCTTCATAAAATATCGTTCCAATAAATCCATCAGAGAATAAAGAAGAAGGTTCTATTATTTTTACATTAACACTAAGCACATTAATATCTTTTTTGTTTACAAATTCTTCAAACTCTTCTTTTGTGTATTTAATTTCTATTTTTTTCATATTTATTTAATTTAATAAATTTTAGTTGTTTTTATCATTATTTTTCGGTAACCGCAACATATCGAAAAGTATTTCTGCGCCTTCCATGTGCGCTTTGATTTGTAATTCATATTCCCAACAATTACTTGTATATCTTCTTTCGAGCTCTTTACGTAATTCTCGCATTATAGCACTTTTATTCACTTTACTTTTTAACTTTATCATAATTGTAAATTTTAAATTTTAAAACGGCAAATCATCGTCTCGTTCATAATTTCCAGAGACAAATGTAGAATTTCGTGGAGCTTCATCTCTAAAATCAGATATTGTTTCATCAACCCAAAATTTAACATCTCCAACCATTCCTTCTCTGTTTTTCGCTATTCGTACTATTCCATCATGTTTATTTGCATTATCGTTGTAATAATGTTCTCTATGTATAAATAAAACAACATCAGCATCTTGTTCTATTGCACCACTATCTCTAAGGTCTGCAAGAATAGGTATTTTATCTGTTCTACGTTCAACTTCTCTATTTAATTGAGACAACAATACAACTGGCACACTTAATTCTTTAGCCATTATTTTAAGAGTCCTTGTTATTTCAGAAATTTCATTGTTTTTTGTTCTATCTTTCATGTGTTGAGCTTCAATCAATTGTAGATAATCAATCAACACAATATCACATTTACCTTTTCTTTTAAGTTTTTTTGCTTGTGATTTAATTTGTTGAACAGTCATAAGGGCTGTATCGTTTATTTCGATAGGTAACGACGCTATTCTTTCCCTTCCATAAATCATCAACTCATATTCCTCTGATGTTAATCTTCCTGCTTTATAATTACCAGAATCAATTCCGCTTTCTGCTATAATCATTCTATCAACCAAAGAAACATTAGTCATTTCAAGAGAAACAATAAAGATATTATGTCCTCGTTTAGCTGCTTTTCTTGCTATATTCAACATGAATGCCGTTTTTCCCATAGCAGGTCTTGCTGCAATAATATTCAATGAACCAGCTTGAAATCCATTTAATACCCTATCTAACCTATTAAGTCCAGTATGAACCCCAATAGATTGTCCTTCGTTAACACGTTTTACTCTTTCCTGATATGCTTCAAAGGATTCATCAACTACAGAAGAAATTGGTATTGTTTCATTTTCTATTGTGTTGTTTACAATATTTTCAATGTTGGATAGATGATTATCAATCAAATCAGAAACATCAACAGACGCATCTTCACTATCTGATACGGTTTTAGCACAAGAAAGAATTAATTTACGTCTCAAATAATCTTGATAAATAATTGTTGCGTGCGTTTTTATATGAGCCGCAGAACAGACATTAACAGTTAAAAGAGTTATTCTTGTAATATCTACATTTTCATTCGTTTTTTTTAGTTCCTCCGCTACCGTTATTAAATCAACTTTTGAATTTTCCTCAACTTTTAAAATAGCTTCATAAATTGATTTAAGAAATTCGTCATAAAACATTTCAGGCTTTAGAAAGTCAATAACCTCATATACGGCATTCTTTTCTAAAAGCATTGCCCCTATAGTTGCTTTTTCTGCTTCTTCATTATGAGGTAAAACAATATTCTGTAAATTGAAATTATTTTCTTCATGTTTATTTTTCATTGTTTGTCTTTCACTAAATCTTGCCATAATTTTTGCCTAAGTCTTCCTGATTGTTTAAAAAAATAGATTGTCAATTTAATGTTTTATCTTCGTTTGTTTTCGCTTTTTTATATATCTCAAAAAGAAGGTTCGGACACGGGTAATCAATATCTATTAGAAATTTAGATTTACCACATTCATTAATGAATGTGCTATTAATTGATATAACCCCAGCTTTTAAAGCCCCAATCATTGCATTTTCAAATGCTTCAAATTCTTTTTTTGTTTCCATAATTGTAATATTTTATTTTTTATTGTAATTTCTATTAGCAATTTCAATTAATTTCTTATTTGAGTATTTGACGCAATTTTG